TCCAGCTGGCGACCTTGATGTCACATTGACATGACATGGCAGCCTATGGTCTTGGCCCGTATGGACAAGGGAACTATTCCTATGGCGTAAGCCTTGGGGCAGTCACCCTTGCAGCCACCAGCACGGCTGCAATCAATGGACAGCGCGTCTGCATAGGCGCGTTTTCTGTTTCTGCCTCTAGCACAGAGACTGTCAGCGCCAATGTAGTCAAGACGGCATCATTCTCGGTTTCAGCGTCTAGCACTGCCGCAGCTGCTGCACAACGCATTGCCATTGGCGCGGCCACGGCCACAAGCGCTAGCACCATGGCCGCAAATGCGGTGCGGTATGCCATAGGTGCATCGACACTTGCGGCAAGCTCTAGCGCCAGCTTTGCGGCCATCAGGGTGGCCATTGGTGCATTCACATCAGTAGATGAAAGCACCATGTCTGTGGCGGCCATCAGGGTCCCACTGATTCAAATCCTGATTGAAGACTTTGGCGTGATGACTGTGGCCACCAAGGTGGTGCTGCGCGGATCAGTGGTGATGGCAGCCGAATCTGGCATGACAATCAACGGCCAGAGAAGACAAAGCACGCCAATCAATTTCACTTGCCAGTCATCCATGACGATAGCCGGCAATCTAAAATGGGTGCAAGAGTCTGACACGGCAGAAACATGGAATGCAATCTCTGACAATGCAGAGACCTGGACACCGATCACAGACACATCAGAAACATGGGATGCAATTGCTGACAGCAGTGAAACTTGGTCACCAATTGCGGATAATAGCGAATCATGGCAAATAGCCGCATAGGAGCATTAAATGGCAGATTCCACAACGACCAACCTATTGCTGACGAAACCAGAGGTCGGTGCATCCACTGACACTTGGGGAACGAAAGTCAATACAGATTTAGACTTGATTGACGCATTGTTTGATGCAGGCCCGTTGCTGAAAGTCACCAAGGGCGGTACTGGTGTTGGCACAAGTACAGGCTCTGGCAACAATGTGTTGTCAACAAGCCCTACCCTAGTAACTCCTATCCTTGGAACACCCACTAGCGCAACCTTAACGAACGCTACAGGTCTTCCTATTGCTACAGGTGTATCAGGTCTAGGAACTGGTGTAGCAACCTTTCTAGCCACTCCTAGTTCAGATAATCTGCGTTCTGCCTTAACTGATGAAACAGGAACAGGCTCTGCCGTTTTTGCAACAAGCCCGACATTGGTGACACCAGTATTGGGAGTAGCTACAGGAACATCATTCCAAGGCATTATTGGTAATGTGACCCCTGCTGCGGGTTCATTCACAACCCTTGGCGCATCCTCTACAGCCACTCTGAACACTCTTGCTTCAAGCGGTGCTACTCTAACAGGTGGAACAATCAATGGCATGACTGTGGGTGCTACAACCCCTGCGGTTGGAACATTTACTACATTGGCTGCAAATAGTGAAGCAATTGCTACACAATTAACACTTGGTGGTGTTGTTGCATCTGGCGTTGCGACAGGAATTGCTTTACGAACAGGAAGCACAAAAACAGCGTGGCTAGTTGGCGCACAATTTAATGCAAATAATGCCTTTGAGATTAGCCCATCTACTGCGGCTGGGGGTACAACTTTTAATACTCCAGCGTTCCTCATTGATAGTTCAAGCAATGTAGGTATTGGTACAACTTCGCCTGCTTCTAAATTGGATGTTAGTGGTGGAATGCGTGCCGTTTCTTCTGCGCCTTCTATTCCCGCAAGCGGGGCGGGTCTTGAAATTTATTATGCGTCTGGTACTTTTACAGGCACACCATCAGCATATTTGATTTCATACGACAGAACGAGCGCGGCATACAAGCCATTTAACTTTGATGGCTCTAATTACATTTTCCGCACCTCTGGAACTGCGTCATTGACACTGGACTCCTCAGGCAATCTAGGCTTGGGAGTTACTCCGAGTGCTTGGGAGGCGGGTTATCAAGTTCTTGAAAATTCTGGTGGTTCGTTATTTTCTGGTAGCAATTCTGTTGTTCGTACAATACAGGGTGGATACATAAATTCTGGCTACAAATACAAACACACTAGCATTGCCGCAAGTCTTTATGAACAAAACGCTGGCGCACACCAATGGTACAACGCCCCATCAGGCACAGCAGGAAACGCTATCTCCTTTACTCAGGCGATGACTCTGGATGCAAGTGGGAATTTGGGATTAGGCGCAACAACAACTGCGGGTGGTCGCCTTGTTATTACTCAAAGCAATGCCACTCAACCTGCCATTTATTTGCCAACAGACGAAAGCACTATTCAAGGGCCAAACTCAAATACTAAAATTTTGATGGGTGGTAATTTAGGTTTGAATGGAAATGGTGTTGTTGGAATAAATGCTGTTGGTGGCTCTGGAATTATTACTTTAGCAACAGCAAACACAGAACGAGCCAGAATAGACTCTAGCGGTAACTTGCTGGTGGGGACTACGACAGACCAAGGCTCAAGATTTGCTTCTGATGCAAGTTCTGGAAATGCAGTCTGGGCAAGAACTCCTACTTCAGCAAGTGCAGTAAACATTACTTGGAACTCTGCCACAACTGGTGATAATGCTTTTGAAACATTTTTCACTGATGGTGGCCCAACTTCTAGAGGCTCAATTACATTCAACCGAACTGCGGGTTTAGTATCTTTCAACACAACATCTGATTACCGAGCAAAAGACATTAGTGGCCCTGTAACTGGTAGCGGTGCATTGATTGATTCAATCCCTGTTTACATGGGCAAGATGAAAGATGCAACGCAAGAACGCCCAATGTTCCTTGCTCACGAAACACCCGCCTATGCTCATACTGGCGTAAAAGATGCGGTAGATGCAGATGGAAAGCCTGTTTATCAGCAAATGGATGCCTCTGCACTTATCCCTGTAATGTGGGCTGAAATTCAATCACTACGTCAGCGTCTTTCTGCCGCTAATCTTTAAAAGGAAAATATCATGACTACACAATGGACTATCTCAACACTTGAGCGTGAAACCTCAAACGGCTTTGTAACAACTGCCCACTGGCAAGCCACAGCAGTAGATGGAGACTACACAGCCTCTATCTATTCAACTTGCTCATGGGCTGATGGAACTCCTGTAATTCCATACGAAAACCTGACACAAGAAACAGTGCTTGGTTGGGTGTGGGCTAATGGTGTTGATAAACAAGCCACAGAAGATGCTCTGGCGGCTAATATTGCTTTGCAGAAGAATCCTGTTACTGCTACTGGCACACCTTGGGGTCAAGCATGAAATTAGAGTTAGACGTTAACGAGATTAACTTTGTATTGCAAACTTTGGGGCAGTTGCCCTCTAGTAGTGGCGTGTGGCCTCTTATCGTAAAGATTAAAGAACAGGCTGAAGCGCAAGTTCCTAAAGAAGCACCAGCTGCTGAGTGATCATGGATGCAGATATTGACAAAAGGCTTGCCGTGCATGAAGCGATCTGTTTAGAAAGATACAACAACATTGATCGGTCACTGCGCGATGGGGACAAGCGCATGACCAAGATTGAATACCTTTTGTATGCGGTGATCATTGCGGTCTTGTTTGGACCAGGTGTCGCTGCCGAATTCGTCAAGAAAATATTCGGGCTATGAGAGACTGGGCCGTGGCAATCATTGCTGCGGCCTTGCTTGTTCTGACCATTGCATGGTCTTTTTTTGTCATCATTTTGTTTTGGCCATGATTTATGCTCTGGTCCTATTAGCGGCCATCGAGTACAGATGCGTCAAGTGGACATGGACCGGTGATGTCTACAATCGGAGGGTTGTCTGCATCAAGTGGGAAAAGGTTGAGAAAAAATGATCGATCCAATCAGCGCATTAGAAGGTCTGCAAAGTGCCATCAGCATGGTCAAGAAGGCCAGCAAGGTTGCCAATGATCTAGGCGGTCTCGCGCCAATGATTGGCAAGATGTTTGATGCCAAGAGTACCGCTACCAAGGCCCTGCTTGATGCTAAGAAAAACAAAGGCTCAAACATGGGCCAAGCACTCCAGATTGAGATGGCACTGGAGCAGGCCAGAGCCTTTGAGGAAGAGCTGAAAATGCTCTTTATGACCACCGGAAAGGTCGATGTCTGGAACAAGATCAAGGCCCGTCAGGACCAGATGGACATTGATGATGCAAGGGAATTGAGGTCTTTAGAGAAGGCAGAGAAGGCGGCCAAAAAGAAAGAAGAAGAGATGAATGAGCTGGCCATGATCATTGGTGGTGTGGCTTTTGTTTTGTTCCTGGTCGGAATTGGTATCTATGAACTCATGGAGTTTTGTGCAACTACCAAAAGGTGTGGTCGGTGAATGAGTACCAGAAGACCTTTGACCTTTGCCTCAAGATATTCGTTTACGGGTGTGTGGCATTATGGTTTCTTGGCTTCTTGAAGTTTTTGCCGGATGACTTATCTGACAGAATTGTCAATTTACTGCTGGGCAGAGTAGGATTGGGAAAATGAGATATCTATTGCTTCTTTTACTGCTGACTGGCTGCGAAGATCGTTATCGATACAAGTGCCAGAATCCTGATCATTTCCATGCACCAGAGTGTCAGAAGCCAAAGTGCTTATTTACCCAGATGTGTCCAGAATACTTGGTCGCACCCATACTTGAAAAGAAGGTGACAGATACTCAACCAAAAGAGGAAGCCAAAAAATGAAACTTTCTGAAGTTAAAAGCACAGAGGAAACTATTGAACTTCTGAAAGTTTATGGGTGGCTTTTTGCAGTGGTTGTTGTCATGCTTGTCTTTGGCTTCACAGTGTTTGCAATGCTCTATTCTGTAATTTTTGTGACCCAACCAATCAAATCAATGGCCCCGATTGACAGCGCTTTTACCAAGCTCTTGAATGACGTTGTGCTTTTATTGGTTGGAAGTATCAGCACATTGATTGGTATGTTTGCCATCAACAAAGGCGCTAAATCATTTGCTGGAAGAATGAATCCAACGCCACCCATGGGCCAGTGTGTGGGCCAACCGATGATGGGCCAGCAATACGGCTACAGCAACAATCACGGGTTTACATCTAGCACCAACGGCATCCCAAGCCAGCCATTTGGTGCAATGCCCACATGGACCAACCCAGAGCTTGATGAGTCATGGACTCCTGGTCCACCACCAGACACGCCACCGGACCATCTTGAGGATGACCATGAGCGCATTCAACTAGCAGCTGCCAGACAGGAGTCAGAATAATGCTACCAATACCCTTACCCTGGCTCATTGTTGGTGTCTTGGTCTCATTATTCGGTACATACCGAGTGGGCCACCACTATGGGTGGCTGGAGCGCGACAATGACATGAAGATTGCCATTGCCCAAAAGAATGAAGAGGCCAGAGCCAAAGAGGCAGAGCTTGGCACTAAATTGATTGATCAAGAAACGAAACTCAGAAAGGCCCAAGATGATATTGTCAAGAAACAGTCTGCTATGCATGAGCTTGCTAGGACTGGCCGGCTGCGGCTCCCAACCCCAAGTTGTCCACAAGCCAGTCCAAGTGCCACCATTGCCACTGGAAATCCACAACCCATCGATCCCCCTCAAGCCGAATCTGAGCGACAGATTATCGAAGCTCTTATCGACATCGCAGCCGATGGAGACAAAGCAATCACCAAGCTCAACGCCTGCGTCAGCGCCTACGAAGAAGTAAGGAGAATCGTCAATGGTCAATAGCGATCAACTGGCCAAGCTGCACATTGGCCCAGAGTGGGTCGATGCGCTCAATGAAACATTCCAGCGCTTTGACATTTCAACGCCATTGCGACAGGCTGCATTCATTGGCCAGTGTGGCCATGAATGTGGTAATTTCAAGGTGCTGCAAGAAAATCTCAATTACAGGGCAGAGGCTTTGCAAAAGCTCTGGCCCAAGCGCTTTGACGCGGCCAAGGCCCAAGCCTGCGCTAGAAATCCAAAGCTCATTGCCACGACTGTTTACAGCAACCGGATGGGCAACCGAGATGAGGCAAGTGGGGATGCCTGGCGGTTTATTGGCCGAGGATGCATCCAGCTCACAGGGTCTGCGAACTACCACCATGCTGGCAAGGCGCTGGGGGTGGACCTGATCATGCAGCCGGAGCTGGTGGCCACGCCCCAGTATGCTGCGCTGACTGCCGGATGGTTCTGGGACACCCACAAGCTCAACCAGTATGCAGACAACCAAGACTATCGGACCATGACCAAAAAGATCAATGGCGGGTTTATTGGCCTCGATGATCGCATCAAGCACATCAACCATGCCCTGTCTGTCCTGACATAATTAGCCATGGCCACCAAGCAGCAACAATTAGAGACTCCATCGATACCGAGTCTGGGTTTCCCCCCAGAGGCGTATGAGCGCAGGCACTTGAATGAGAACTACAGTGCCTTGAATGGATACTTCAGAAAACTGACTACAGTGCTGGGGTCTCTGTTTGGACCAAGAGGCGGCAAGTTTATGAATAACCCCCATGGGGCATTTCAAGACTCAACCGACCAGGTGGCTGCCAATACCACCACGGCCTACGCTGTCACATTCAACACCACAGACTTTTCCAATGGCGTGACAATTGCCAGTGGGTCCAGAATCACTGTGGCCGATGCCGGAATCTGGAACTTGCAGTTTTCCATTCAGTTTACAAACACAACAAATGCGTCTCAAGATGTGGATGTCTGGTTTCGGGTCAATGGCACAAATGCGGCAAACTCAAACAGCAGATTCGGCTTTGCACCCAGAAAAGGTGTTGGTGATCCATTCCATACCCTTGGTGCTATGAATTACTTTTTGAGCTTGAATGCCAATGACTATGTTGAGATAATGTGGAGGACAACCGATGTCGGTGTCTCGATTGAGCAATACCCTGCCGGAACAACCCCCACACGGCCAGCAGTCCCATCAGCCATTGTCACAATGAGCTTTGTCTCAAACATTACCTAAACACTGCCATGTATATACCCCTTAAATTACCACCAGGCATTTACAGAAACGGCACTGAGTACCAGTCAGCAGGCCGGTGGTTTGATGCCAACTTGGTCCGATGGTTCGAGAATACTTTGAGGCCCATGGGTGGCTGGAGAAAGCGCTCATCCACACAAATCAGCGGAATGTGCCGAGGGTTCGTGAGCTGGCGTGACAACAGCGCCACACGATTTACTGGTATCGGCACGCATACCAAGCTGTATGCCATGAACGAATCTGGCACGATCAAAGAAATCACGCCAAGCGGATTCACAGCTGGCGCGGCTGATGCTGTCCTTAAGACTGGCTATGGGTACAGCACTTATGGCAATTTCAGCTACGGCACGGCACGCCCAGACACAGGCAATGTCACTCCGGCCACCACATGGTCCATGGACACATGGGGTGAGTATTTGATTGCTTGCTCCAATGCGGATGGCAAGCTCTATGAGTGGCAATTGGGTTTTACTACGCCCACATTGGCCGCGGTCATTACCAACGCCCCAACGAGCAACAAGGCAGTCCTTGTCACTTCTGAGCGCATCATGTTTGCACTTGGTGCTGGTGGTAATCCACGCAAAGTGCAGTGGTGTGACCAGGAGAACAATACAGTTTGGACACCAGCTGGCGACAACCAGGCAGGCGACTATGAACTGGCCACACCTGGCACTCTGATCGCTGGCAAGCGGGTCAAGG